CGCGTCATAGCGGACAGACATAACGAGAGACCGCTCGTTGTCCTTGTAGTAGGACAAGTCTCGTGACGTGACATAGAGATCCTTGCCGCTAACTGAGAGCTTGTCGTCTAACTGCGGAAGCGGTTTTCCGCCAAGGTTAGGCCACGGCGTGGTGTCTGCCAGCACACTCCAAAATGACGGGTTTTTGCTTTCACAGATAATCAAATAATCTTCTGTGGCCGACAGTTGAACCGTGGACTTATCGCCCTTGGACTCCGTGACACGAAGCGAATACAGGACGCGGGCGTCTTTGATCGTGGTTGCCATTCTTATGCCGTGATCGTTGCAAGACCGAACCCACCAGAGCCCGCCAGGTTGCCGTTGAGCTCGTCCAGCTGGTCAACCATCTCGCCCGTGTTCTCGGCTGTCTCTTTCTGGGCGTCTCCCTCAAGGCGAGGATCTGCACCCCGCATGATGGAGTTGCGAAAGGCTTCACCATCCGACGTGCCTACCACGATGGCTTTGAGGGCCTTCGTGCTGGCGGCCAACTGCGTCGAGATGCTTTGCCCAGCGCTTGTTCCTGCGGCAGCTCCGGCCTGCTGCATTTGTGCCGTGACGCTGGCAAACTCAGCATCAAAGGCAGCGAACGGGTCGGTTATGTTCTGAATGCCGGCCCCGAAGTTGTCGGCTGCTGCCTGGCCCCACAATGCGGCCTCGTCGCCGGCGGCGGTCGAGAGTCCGGACACGGAGTCGGCTGCACTGCGCAGCGACGACGACAAGCCAACGTCTATCCCGGGCAGGGCTTCGGCTGCATCGGCCATGGCAGACAGCATGTTCTGCAAAGCCCAAGTCACGCCCTCAAACGCCTTGAGGGCACCGGCAACGAAGACGCCAACAAACGACGACAGAATCTGAAAGGCTCCAGTTAGACGTACGACATGGCCCGCTAGCAGGCGGATGTAATGAGTTAGCCCATCAGCCATTGTTTGGGCAATGCTGAAGCCGCTTTTGTTCTCGGCAAAAAACTTAACGAACAGATTGGCGACCGTGGCAATGGCTGGTGCCAGCCCTGCGAGAAACTGGTTGATGAAGCCTTGAAACACCATCGACGTGCGGCCGATGGAGTCGTTCATCATCTCAATGCCCTTGACCTGAGAGTCGGTCAAGTTGAGGCCCAGCTGCTCACGCAACTTGGCGATTTCTGAATAGGCACCAGACGCCACATCGGAGATCAGGCCCATGGCGGCAGCGCCCTGGCGGCCGAATATCGACATGGCTGCGGCCGTACGCTCAGCGGCGGTAGGCAACGCCATGATGCGTTGTGCGATCAGCTCAAACTGCCGGTCTGGCGACAGCCCTTGCAGATCGGCCAGCGTCAGCCCGAGCCCAGCGAAGGCTTTCTGAGCGGACTTGCTTCCGTTGGTCAGGTTGCCAAGGTTGCGAGTCATCACGGTGAGCAAACCGGACATTTGCCCCATGCTCACGCCAGCTTCGTCAGCGACCTGGCTAAGGTTCTGGAATGTCGTCATTGACATGCCAAGTCGCTGAGCCGATTTTGACGCCTCGTCCAAATCGCGGGCGGCCGATCCCAAGGCGGCAAAAAACGATGTGATGGACGTGACGATGGCCAGCGGTATCAGCAAAGCCTTTATGGTCACTATCAGCAGTTGGATTGACCCGCGAAACAGATGAGTGGCAAGAGCACCGTTTTTGAACGACAGTGCAACGGTCCCAAGCAAGCCGCTAACGTCAGAAAACAACACGCTGCCGTCTGAAACCTGGGCGCTGAGTGCAGCCAGGCTGCCATTCATGCCACCTACAGACGACGAAAAGCCGGTGAGCTGCTTGCCGGCCCGGCTCAGGCCAGCCGTGAGCCCGCCCGTGCTAGCGGTGATTGAGACGTTGACGCGGCCGAAGTTCTTCGCAGCCATGGCCTAGGTCCTCACCTGCTGGAGGATTCGCCACATCTCGTCCTGCGACTGCGGACGCTGCTCAATGGGCATGAAATCCCACGGCTTCAGGGCCGGCTTTCCCTTGGGACGGTTTGCGTTGTACTGCTGTGCCATGAGTACCGCGTCCCTGAGCCACTCGTCGCCCCACGGCATCAACGTGAATGCAGCCATCCAGCCATACAACTGGTCAACACTCATCGTCTCAGCCAGGCCGCCCGGATCTTCGACATTCCAGATGCCGAGCTTGAGAGCCAGGCGGTACAGGAAGAGGATGATCGGGCGGCGCTCTAGTTTTTTGTGGCGTCCTCCAGAGCGTTGCCACCGATGCCGTTGAGCTTGAAGCCTTCGTCGACGATGGCCTGAACGATGTCCGTGTCGAGCTCGCCGAGCCACTCGGCGTCGCCGTCCTCAAACATCTTGGTGCCGTCCTCGTTGACGCACACCAGGGCCACAAACCGTGCCCGGATGTTGGTCAGGTTGACGCCGCCAACCTTGCCGCCGGTGACCATCTGCTCGAAAGCATCGCGGTCTTTGGCGGTCATCTTGGCGACGTAGACCGTGCCAAGCTCTGGCACTTCTACGGGCACACGAGGCCGAACGCCACGCTTGGCCTTAATCTGCTCACGGGTGAGAGCCACAGTCCGCGCCTCCTGCTGACTAGCCGACGTTCAGGTTGCCGCTGAGCTTGATGGTCAGCGAGCCGGTCATCATGTCGTCCTTCGGTGCCGACGCCTCAAAGGCAGACGCGAAGCCGAAGGCGGACCATTTGGCCACCGAGGTTCCGCCGTTAGCAAACCAGATGTTACACACCTGACTCGTGCTTACGTTCGTTAGCAAAACCACAGGATTGATTGAGGGATCGTGATGAATCTCAAGAGTCAACTCACCAGGATCGTAATACTCGCTGCCGATGTACTCTTTACCGCCGACAGTAAGTAGGTGCGAGGCGTCAACTACATCACGTGAGACACCACCAAGAGAAATGTTATTGACTTTGTAGTTGGAAGTTGCAGTCCCAAGGACCGTGCCAAACGTGACAAACGTGCCCTGGCCGATGTCGTTCATGGTCTGAGCCTCCCTGCTCAGGGTTCACTGTAGGTGACTTCTATCGACAAATCCGTGCGGTAGATGGGGAGCTGCTCCCCGCTCGCTGCCGGCTCTGTCTGGTCGTCCTCGCTCACGCAGGATGCCAGGCGGATGGCAGACGTGCTCTTGTATTGTAGGGCGGCCTTTACGGCTCGAGCGAGGTTTCGCACCTCGAGCAGGTTGTCGGAGATGCAGGAAAACGTGTACGTGGCACGGATCAAACTGCCAGCCCCAAGCATGTGCGTGAACGGCGTCTTCAGCTGCGAGTCTCGGTTGAACACGATGCACGGGAACGCAGTTCCCTGCGGGGCCTGCACCTGGTAAATGCGGCTGCCTGCCTGCAGGGCGACCTCGGCGTTAGCCGTCAGCACCTGCAGCAGCGACTCGTCAATGTGGGTGACAGTGGCCACTATTTGAGCCTCTTTGACGCACGCCTCATGGCCTCGGCCTCTGCCTTAGCCAGAGCACTGACTAGCTCGGTCTGCAGAGCGTCCCGGATTCGTGGCAGCGTCTGGTCGGCCCATGCGGCAAACTTGCCGGTGCCAGCGAAGCCGTTGACCTGGCGAAAGAAGATGCTTCCGCCGTCATCGCCGCCGATCAGGGCCACCTTGCCCATGAGGTACTTGTATTTCTTGGCCATGGCCATCGGCACCTTCAGTGCCCGGCCGTTCTTCGGCTGCCGCGTCTTCACGCCGTTCTCAATCCACCAGGCGTGATATCCAGATGCCTTGCCGTTCTGGCCGCTCTTATCGCCACGCCTAAACCCGAGCACGGCAGTCTGCGTCTTACCTTTGACCTTGGCTTCCGTAACCACGCCCACCGACCGCTTGAGGTTGCCGGTCGGCCCACGGGCAATCAAGGCTTTTACGGGCTGGACATAGGGCTTGGTGACCTTGTTGACCGAGGCCCGCAGGTACTTTCGCTGCAGCCCGATTGGCAACGCCTGGAAGCCCTGCAGGACTTCCTTGATGCCGTCGACCGACATGCCCAGCTGCACAGCCATCAGTCAACGACCTCCGTGACCAGCAGCTCGTGCTCCTCGCGTCGGCCACGCTCTACGACCGAGTCGATCTCGAACGTGCGGCCCTCGCTCACAAGCCGCATCTTCGGCTTGAGCCCAGGCGTGTACCGCATCCGCACCCGGTGCGTGACCGTGCCCTCGTTCTGCAGGCTGGCAATCCGCTCAGCGCCGGACAACGGCAGCAGTGCCATCCACCTGGTGGCGAACGCCGAGTAGGTGAACGTCGGCTCGCCGATGCT